GCGCACTGGCAGATGGTGCAGGAATCGCATCATTTACCGTCACCGGCACGCTGATCCCGTACGCCATCGGGCACATGGAAGGCAGCACTGAAGATGCCAGCGTGCTGACGACGCAGAGCATTGCGACGGCGGTCTGGTCTGCACTCGCCGCAGTCAACAACGACGCAGGGACGATGGGCGCGAAACTCAACACGGCCAGCAGCGGCGGCGTGGATTATGCCGCGCTGGCGGATGCCGTTGTGGCGGCATTGGAAGCCGCGACAATCCCCGTCAACACGGTGCAGATTAAAGGCCAGACGATCAGCGGATCGGGCAGCCCGTCTGATCCTTGGGGTCCGTGATGGCATCGGCTTGGGGGCTATCGTTTGGTGCGGCTTGGGCTGATGCCTGGGGCGTGGTGCTGGAAGATCAGCCCGTTGCAACACCGCCAAAGCTGGCCACCGTCATTCCAATCCGTGAGGAATCACGCGCTCGCCGTCGTCGTACGCCAGCGATCCCGCTGGCCTCGTTACGGCCAGTCGACCATAGCCTCGATGATGAAGAAGTGCTGCTGATGGTCGGCGGTCTGTAGCCCGTCCCATTTTGCCTAAACTTGGGACTGGCACCGGTGTTTGATGCTCGCCCATGAGCGCACAAACCCGAAAGCTACCGATGCAAACCCGCCTCGCCGTGCTCACTCCGGCGAGTTTCAACGCGGAGTCACGCACTGTCGAAGTGACCTGGACAACGGGCGCCGCCGTGCGTCGGTACGACTTCTGGGCTGACGAGGAATACTCCGAAGAGCTGGAAGTCAGCGATGCCGCCATCGACATGGGGCGCCTCAATACCGGCGCTGCGCCCGTGCTGGACAGCCACGCCACGCGCGGGCTGGAAAGCCAGCTCGGTGTCGTCGAGCGCGCTTGGCTCAGCAACGGCGAAGGGCGCGCCATTCTGCGGCTTAGTCAGCGCGAAGAGGTCGCGGGGATCGTCGCCGACATCGAGGCCGGAATCATCCGCAACATCAGCGTCGGGTACAGCGTTCAGCAGTACCAAATCACTCGCGTGCAAGGGCAGTTGCCTGTCTATCGCGCTGTGCGGTGGACGCCGAAAGAACTCAGTTTCGTCACCGTGCCAGCCGATGCAGGCGCCACGACACGGGACGCTCCCCAGCAGGGCGAATCCTGCATTTTCACCACCCGAGGTAACGCAATGGACCCGAACGATAACGGCGGCACCGCCGCATCTGCCGCTGACGACGCGGCGAACATTGAACAGCAGCAACGCGCCCAGCGTGAGGCCGCCGAAGCGGCCAACGTACGCAGTGCCGAAATCGTTGCACTGGCGACCCGTCATGGCATGACGGACAAAGCCGAAGGCTGGATTCGTTCCGGCAAGCCCATCGGCGACATACGTGCCGACGTGCTGACGGCATTGGTCGCGGCGGACCAGGCGCGTGGCGGCAACTTCAACCATGTTGTGCCTGGCATGGACGAAGCGGACAAGCAGCGCGCCGCCACCGAAACGATGTTGTTGCATCGTGCGAATGCCATCGACCCAGCAACCAAAGCCCGCGTGCAGATCGAGCGCGACAACCCGATGCGCGGCTACACGCTGTTGGAGTTGGCCCGTCGCTCGTTGGAGCGGACTGGCGTTCGCACCGATGGCCTGGCGAAGCTCGAACTGGTTGGCCGTGCATTCACGCAGTCCGGTTCGGATTTCCCGGTGTTGCTGGAAAACACCATGCACAAGGCGCTGCAAGGTGCTTACGCTGTGGCCGCCGACACATGGTCGCGTTTCTGCGCCCGTGGCTCGGTCAGCGATTTCCGCGCTCACAACCGCTATCGCACGGGAAGCATCGGAAATCTGGATTCCCTCAGCGAGCTTGGCGAGTTCAAGCACAAGGCGTTGCCGGATGGCGAAAAGGCGACGGTGACCGCTGGCACCAAGGGCAACATCGTTACCCTCAGCCGTCAGGCCATCATCAATGATGACCTCAGCGCCTTCGTTGGTGTGCTTAACATGTTGGGCCGTGCCGCTGCCCGCACCATCGAGGCCGATGTGTACACGCTGCTGGCCAGCAACCCGACGCTGGAAGACGGCGTCGCGTTGTTCCACGCCACGCACGGCAACATTGGCACGGGTGGCGCGCCGAGTGTGACCTCGTTCGACAACGCGCGCTCGCTGATGGCCGCGCAGACCGATGTCAGCGGTAACGACTACCTCGATCTGCGTCCGTCGATCTGGCTTGGCCCGACTGCCTCTGGCGGTTTGGCTCGCGTCGTCAACGGCTCGCAGTACGACCCCGACGCCAACAACAAGCTGCAGCGCGCCAATGCGGTGTACGGGATGTTTGCGGATGTCATCGACACCCCGCGCATTTCTGGTACCACCTGGTACGCGTTCGCCAGCCCCGCCGATGCACCGGTCATCGATGTGTCGTTCCTCGACGGCAACGACGCCCCGTTCCTTGACATGGAAGAGGGCTTCAGCGTCGACGGTGCCCGCTACAAGGTCCGTCTCGACTTCGGCATCGCTGCCATCGACTACCGCGGTGCGATCCGCAACGCAGGCGCCTAAGCCACACCAAGGGACAGCCCGCATTGGCCGGGCTGTCCACACATCACACGCGAGGAAGTTATGGCAACGAACTATGTATCTGACGGCAACGTCATCAACTGGACCAACGGCACTGGCTCTGCGGTGTCCTCTGGCGATGTGGTCGCAACGGGCCACTGCATCGGTGTCGCGCTGGTCGACATCGCCGATGGCGCTACCGGCTCCGTCGCGGTCGAAGGCGTGTTCGCCGTGCCGAAGGTATCGGCTGCGGTATTCACCCAGGGCGAAAAGCTGATCTGGGACGCATCGGCAAGCGCATTCGACGACTCGGCGGCCACGCCTGCCACGGGCGATATCACCGGCGGCGCAGTGGCATGGATTGCCGGTGCCAACACCGAGACCACATGCACCGTGAAGCTCACCCCAGGCAACGCAACCAAGACCGCCTGATGAACCGGCGCGGGGCCGAAACGCCCCGCGCCACTCACCGTGACCGGACAACGCCCGATGACTGAACACGACACCAACCAGCCCGCTCGTCCCGGATTGGAGCGCCACGTGCAAAGTGCTGCACTCACCATTTTGATGCTGTTGATGGGCTGGGTAGGTAACACGCTCATCGCGGTCGACAAACGCACCGCCGTGATTGAAACCCAGTTCGGAACGCTGGCTGCCCAAGTGGCGCAGTCGCAGCCCGCCCGCGAGGCCGCGCGGGATATGGCCGAAGTCAATCGGCGGATTGATGCCATTGAGGCGCGGTTATTGCGTGAGCGTGAAGCCATCCGCGCTGCCGAGGCGCAACGCTGATGTCCGTCGCGCGCACCATCGCGATTCGTACCGCCATCGTGCTGGGGCTGTCCGGCCCGGTCATTGGCTACTACGAGGGCATGGTTCCGCACACCTACGCCGACCCGGTCGGCATCCCCACGATTTGCTACGGCCACACTGGCCCCGACGTGGAGTGGGGCGACACCCGCACCGCTGAACAGTGCGAAGCATTGAAGCAATCCGACATGCAGGCCGCGCTTGGCGGTGTTCTGCGCTGTACCGGCCCGGAATTGGCCGACCACGAATACGCCGCGCTGGTGTCGTTTACCTACAACGTCGGCACCACCGCGTACTGCAACAGCACCATGGCCCGACAGATCAACGCGGGCGCACCGGCAACAGTCTGGTGCAGCCAGCTTGACCGCTGGGTCTACGCCAAAGGCATCAAGCTGCCCGGACTGATCAAGCGCCGCGCTGCCGAGCGCGCATTGTGCGAGGGCCGCGCATGAAGAGTATTGGGACGGCACTCATTATCGCCCTGATGGTTTGTCTGTCTGGCTGTGATCGCATTGAGTCACAAGTTGCAGGCCAGCCAAGAACTGAGGTTCGACGGGTTGACTGTAGCCAATTGGGGTACTGCTTCACCTGCGCGCCGGGGTTCGACATGAAGATGACCTGCGGACCAAAGTTGTCGAACTTCTGCCCAGGTGAGCGTGAGGCAGAAGTGATCGTCACCCCACTCGTCACGACGTTTGCCAGCGGTAGGCAGTCGCATACCGAAAAAACCGAGCTGGTGAAATACATCGGAGACAAGTGCGAATGAACCGCCGCGCCACCGACATCAAACCCAACGCGCTGCTGTCGCCGCGTGTTGCGGCATGGCTGACCAACTGGGGCCCGAAGATCCTGATCTGCCTGTTGCTGATCCTGATGGGCTACGCCATCGCCGACATTACCGGGGCAAAACAATGATCCCGCCGTCCGTCGTGCTCACGCTGATCCTGATCGTCTCGGTCATCGGCAACGTCTGGCAGCTTGTTCATGCGGCCAACAAAACCGCATCGGCGGATCACGTCGCCGAAACCGCCACATCCGCGAATGCCGAGTGGGAATCCACCGCCATGTCCTTGCAATCCAGTCTTGCGCAGTGCCAGCAGCAATGGGCACTGCAGAACCAATCCGCCGCCACCGCTGTCGCTGCCGCACGTCAGGGCCGTGAAGCAGCACAGCGGCAGGCGGATGCCTGGAAAACCCGATGGGACGAGCGCACCGCCTCGTGCGATGCGTCGCTGGCACAGATGGAGGTCGCATGCGCGCATCTGTCTGGCTACTGATCGTCCTCGCGCTGTCGGGCTGCTGTCACGACACCGTGATCACCAAGCCCACGCCGATCACCGTCGAAACCATCCGCCTTCAAGCGGTGCACGACGCCCTCACCAACCCGCATCCGGTGGCCGAAGGCCCGCTATCGCTGTGCCCGTGGGTGGCGTCGGATCGAAAGCGCGAGCTGGAAGCCTGCAATGCCGACAAAGCCGCGATCCGGTCGCAGCATGGAGGCGAGCAATGAGCGCCGTGTTTGACAACACCGCATGGGATGCGCTCAACGCGGCCGATGCCGATTTTTTCGGCACCGCGTCCTGCACGGTCACTGCCGCCTCGGGCGCGGTGTATGCCGTCAACGGCTACGTCGAGCGCGGCAAAGGCCCACGCGCCCTGCCTACCGGGCAAGTGATCGATGCCGACATCACCATCACCCTAATTCAGTCCACCACCACCGCAATGCCCGAGCCCAAGCGCGGCTGGCGCATCACCGCAGGCGGTGTGGTGTACGCCGTCGACAGCCTGCTGGCGTCGGACGCCAGCACGTGGACACTCTCCGTCAAGGAAACCGTATGAGCTGCTACCCACATCTGGACGTGTCCGCAGGCGATGCGTGGAATCACACGTTTCTTTATGCCGACCTCGACAGCTACGATGTCAACGGCGACCCGATCGCGGGTGATCCCATTCCGCTCACCGGCATGTCCGCGCGCCTCGATGTCCGCGACGAAGATGGCGACCTGATCACCACGGCCAGCACCGACAACGGCCTGCTGACCATCACCGCTGCGGCTGGACAAATTGACCTGGCGATGCCTGCCAGCGATACCGCCCTACTGGCACCCACGCGCCGCCGCGAGCTGATTGCCGCGCTGCGCATCTGGGACACCACCGACTACGACAACAGCGCCAAGACCATCGCCATTTACACGCTGGTGGCGGTGCCCTCGAAAGTGGGTGGCGCATGAGCACGGTGACCACCATCATCGCCGCACCGGTCGCCATCACCCGCGTGTTTGCCGCAGGACAACGCGGCCCGGCTGGGCCTCAGGGTCCGCAAGGCGAGCAAGGCCCGCCCGGCGATGCCGAGGGCATTCCCGGCTTGAGTGCCTACGAGGTTGCTGTTGCAGATGGATTCGTCGGCGATGAAACGGCATGGCTGGCATCGCTGGTTGGTCCAACTGGCGCGACCGGCGCAACAGGTGCGACCGGGCCTCAGGGTCCGCAGGGTGATCCCGGCGCGACTGGCGCAACCGGTGCAACGGGTGCCACCGGCCCACAGGGTGATCTGGGTGCAGACGGCGCCGACGGTGCTGACGCCACTATTGCTGGCAGTAACACGCAGATCCAGTTCAACGACGGCGGTGCGCTGGGTGCCGACGCTGGGCTGACCTACGACAAAGCCACCGGAACATTGAGCGCCACGCAAACCAAAACAGCCAGCGTGGCTGGCCCCGACAGTGTCACCGGCACGCAACTGCGTGCGGGTGCAGGCGGCACGCTGTCCACGCTTGGCGTTGATCCATCCGCTACCGCGCCGTATTTCGGCACGGGTGGCAGCGTTTACGATGTATTGCATTCAGGCAACACCAAAACCGTCGCAGGTCAGTCAATCAATGGGTCTGGCAATGTGGTGCTGTCTGATTCCGACGTGCCCGCCACCGTCGTCACCGAAGCCGGATCATCCCGCGCCATTGCCGATTCGGACGCTGGCAAATACATCCGGTTTACCGCGACCGGCGCGAAAACCTGCACATTCGGCACCGGAATCACAAAAGGCGAATACCACATCCGCAACGCGGCGGCATCGGGCGATGTAACGCTGACCGCATCCTCTACCACGCTCAATGCACCCGCAGGCGGAACGCTGGTGCTTGAGCCGGGAATGACCTGCACGGTTAAATTCATCGGCACTGCCGAGTTCGACGTATTCGGCCAAACGGTGGCGGCATGATTGCCGGGATGATGGCGCGGCGATTGGTACCTGCGATTGATCCAATTGCATATGCAATTAAATCAAAACTTTCAGAGTATTATCCGCTGACAGAGTCTAGCGGATCACGCTATGGACTTGTAACAGGACATGAGCTTTACGAGAGCACAGGAACAATTGGAACAGCAAGTGGACTAATCAGCGGAGAGCTTGCCCCAGCTTTTACTGCAACAAACGGTCAATACTTGCGCGAGGCAACCGTTTCTGGGTCACCCATGAATGTTCCGTCAGGCGGGGGGAACCACTGCATATTTGGATGGTTTTACCTAAATTCAAATTCCGGAACGCAATTCATTGTTTCAAAATGGAACGCAGAAGGCGCACCGGACGAAACATACGCATTTGACATAGAAAGCGGATCATTTTACGGGTACAACGGTGGCTCTACGTACTATTACGCTGGCGTATCTGCATCCGGATTCCCAGCCGCAAATTGGCATTTTTTCTGTGTTTGGAGGGATTCTACAGACGGGAAGGTTCGCTTACAGATCAACAACGGTACTGTTTATGTTTCTGCATCGGCTTCTGATCCGTCAGGTGAAATTCCGTTTGTAATTGGAGGTACGCTTTCAACGTCGTATGAGATGGCTGGACGTGTAAACCATGTTGGATTTACGAGCGGATCAATACTAACCGCAGATGAGCGAACATGGCTGTACAACTCAGGGGCTGGAAGGACCGCAGCAGAGTTAGGGTTTTGAATCGAAAGCATATGAAAAATCAAAGCATTTCCGAACGCGCCCTAGCCTGCATCGAATCCCGCCTCAAGCGCATCCGCGAGGCAGGCGGGTTTCACACCGACGTGGGCGCCAATGTGCGCCGCTCGGTGCCGGTGGCGGATGACTCTCTGGCGGTCGTCGTGTGGGCGGGCGATGAATCGGCGGGCGGGTCGGCGAATTCGTCGGCGTACGACATCACGCTCAGCGTCGCGGTGGTCGGCTACGTGCCGTCCGGGCAGGCGGACACCGGGCGCAAGCTGGAATGCCTGAAAGCCGACATCAAGGTCGCGGTGATTCGCGGCTGGTCTGGCGTGCTGGTCGACGATGGCGGGCCGATTGGGCAAGTGCGCTACACGGGCTGCACCGCCGCACCGCGTGACGACGGAAGCAATGTCGAGGCCGTGCAGTGCAGCTTCGCGGTGACGTACCGCGAGGGCCTCGGCAACCCCTACGGACCGCAGGAGGCCACCCGTGCTGTTTGAGTTCACCACACACCACATCCACGCCGGTACGCGATACGCGCCCGGTGATGTTGCAGAGCTGACCGAATCGCAGGCGCAAAAACTGCGCGAGCGTGGCGTCGGTCGGCTGACCCAGCCAGCGGCGGACAAACCGCCGCGCCCACGTTCGCGCAAACCCGCCCCAACCCCGACCGAGGACTGATCATGGCCGCTCCCAGCACCTATACCCGCAGCAACGTTTACAAAATCCCCAAAGGCCAAGTGGCGTTCCAGCTTCGCCGCGCCGATGGCAGCTTCGAAGGCATGCGCTTTTTGGGCAACTGCCCGGCGTTTGACATGTCGGTTGAAACCGAAAACTACCAGCACACCAACAGCGAGGGTGGCCTCAACACCATCGACCTTGACGTGCCGATCAGCGTCACGCGTGCCAGCTCGATCACCGTCGACAACATGTCCAACGACAACCTGGCCGTGTTCATTGCGGGCACGATCGAGGATTTCACGCAGGACACCACGGCGGTGACCAACGAGGCCATCACCGGATATCAGGCCAGCCGCACCTATCAGCTCGGCGAGAGCCAGTCGGTGTCTGGCGTGCGCAATATCGGCAGCGTCGCGGTGGAGTTCTCTGCCGCCACCCGTGCCAACAGTACCGCCTACGCTGCGGGCACCGTGGTGTTCCCCACCACGTCCAACACCCACGCCTACCTCTGCACCGTGGCTGGCACCACTGGCGGCACCGAGCCGACCTACAACGTGGCCGGTAGCACGCACACCGATGGCACCGCCACGTTCCAGGATCTGGGTGTAGTCACCAGCCTGACCGCCGACACCGATTACGTGGTCGACACCACGCTCGGTCTCGTCAGCGTGCAGCCCGCCGGTAAGCTCGCCAACGCCTACGCCGCGGCCAAAACCGCATTGGGCAGTGAGCCCACGTTGTCGCTGTCGGTGGACTACACACCCGGCGCCAATACCCGCACGCAGATCAAAACCGGCAGCGCAGGCAGTGTCGAAGGGCGCATCCGCTTCTTGGCGGACAACCCCTACGGCGACCAGCAGGACGTGTGCATTCCGCTGTGCACGCTCAAGCCCTCCGGAACCCTGCCGTTTGTCGGCGAAGGCGAGGTGGCGGCCATCACGTTCGATGTCGGCATCAGCCTGCTGAACAACAGCACCCCGGCCGTGATCATCGAAGATCGCGGCGCCTAAGCACTCCACGGCAGCCGTGCTCCCCACGGCCTTACCCACTGGCGCGCCCTCTCCCGCGCCAGTGGGGATTTTCTGAGAACACTATGGCCCGCCGAAATCGCAAAAGCCGTGCGGTGAAGTTCTACACCAACGGCAAGCTCGCCAACGATCAGTATGGGTTGTCCGATTTTGTTGGGCAGACCATCAAACGCATCGGCAAGGTCAACAAAATGGCCGGCGCATCTACCGCCAGAAAGATCGTCTCGATCACTCGCTCGGAAGTGGTCGGTGTGTTCAACGTCAAGAAAGGCGTTCTGAACAAGCGTTTGTATGCGGAAAACACTGGACAAACCATCATCGTCCACGCCAGCCAGCGGCTGATCCCCGTGATGCGGTTTGGTGCGACATGGGAAGGACGCACTTCGCCTGGCGCCTCGGTGCAGATCATCCGAGGCAAGACACTGCCGATCAAGCATGCGTTTATCAACAAGTCCGGCACAGGCAAATACGAAGCCGTGCGAATTCGTCCGTTTGGCGCGAACGGGAAGCGTGTGCCGCGTGGTGGGCTGGACATGATCTATGGGCCATCGGTCAAAGACATGGTCAATGGCAATGAACGGCTGCTTCAAAGCCTAAAGCGCATCAAGGTGGTTCCTGATCGGAACATTGGTCCGTATGCACCTGGTATCCGGGCGCTTCGTGTTGCTGCCGAATATCACGTCGCTGAAGTTCGGCGACTTCTTGAAGCGGGTGTGAAGAATGGCTAGCCGATCATCATTCGAAGAAGTCATCCGCCTAAGCCTTGAAACCGAAGGTGGCATCAACGCTGAAAAGTTGGCCGCCGCGATCCGTAGTGTCAGTGACCAGGCGATTGCAGGTGGTGATTCAATCGGTTGGTTATCCGATCAGCTCACCGACGTAAAGCAGCAGTTGCTGGACATGGCTGATGCAGGCCAGTTGTCGGCGGACGAGTTGACGAAAGTCACGGAAGAGTTGCGGCAGATTTCCGACCAGTCGCGGAATGCAGCCGGGTTGGCCTCGATCCGTGCCGACATGGAACAGCTTGCTCCAGCGTTGGAGCGGGCAGAAAGTGAAGCCTATGCGCTGAAATTGCGCATGGGGGAAAACGATGAGCAGGCGCAAATTGCTGCTCAGGCATTTGCGAAGACCAGCAAAGAGCTTGAAGAGCTGCGGAGTCGGCAGGCGAGATACACGGCAGAGGCCAGCAAGTTTGAAACGGCACTGACATCGGCTGGCGTGGCGGTTGATCGGCTGGCAGATGAGCAAACCCGCCTGCAGGGGCAGGCGTCTGCTGTCGTCACGGCCCTGCGCAAGCAGAAGGATGAGGCAGCGGCGCTAGCCGCTCGATTGGCAGAATCCGACGAAGCGGCGCGGCGCTTCAATACGGCTGGAAGAAATGCGGCGGAAGTGCTGGCAAAGTACCGTGCAAAGACGGCCGAGGCCACCGCCGCCCAGGATAAAGCCAACGCCAGTGCAGGGCGCGGCGTGGATGTGTTTAGCCGCCTGCGAGGTGTGCTGGCATCGCTGGGTGTGGCGCTTGGTCTGCGTGAGGCGGCGCGGGGTGTCGGCAGCATTCTGGAAGTTGGCGATGCGGCCGAGAAAACCCGCATCAAGCTGGAAGCCTTGTACGGCAGTGCAGAGGCTGGCAACAAGGCGTTCGACGAACTCAAGACGCTGGCCGAAGACAACGGGCAGGCGTTTCAGCAGACGATTGACGCGGCGGCCAAGCTCAAAGGGTTCGGCATTGAGCCGCTCAACGGGTCGCTGCAATCACTGATCGACCAGAACGCTAAGCTCGGCGGCTCGCAAGAGACGCTGAACGGCATCATCCTGGCAGTTGGTCAGGCATGGGCAAAGCAGAAGCTGCAGGGCGAAGAGATCCTGCAGCTTGTTGAGCGCGGTGTGCCGGTGTGGGATTTGCTCGCCCAGGCCACCGGAAAAAACGTGCAGGAGCTGCAGAAGCTCAGCGAGCAAGGAAAGCTCGGTCGCGACGTGATTTCGGCACTGCTGAACGAGATTGGCAAGAGCGCCGAAGGCCAAGCGGCACGTGGCCTAAGAACGTTGTCGGGGCTTGTGACGCAAGCCAAGAATGCGTTTGCGAACTTCCTGCAGGAAGTGTCGGATGCGGGTGTGCTGGATTATTTCAAGCAGCAGTTGGTGGCGCTGAATGCCGAGGTAAAGGCGCTTGGCGCCAACGGCACGCTGAAAATCTGGGCGGTTGATATTCGCGATGCAATTGTCGGCACGTCCGAGGCGATCAAGTCATCGGTTGGGTTTGTTCGCGAATACAGCGGTGCGATCCTGCTGTTGGCGAAAGCGTATGTGGCCCTCAAGGTGGCACAGGCGGGTGCCGCACTGGCGTCGGGCATTTCGGCCATCGGCGCGGCGGCAGGAAGCTCGGTTGGCAAGGTAACGGAATTTGTCGCAGGCGTGCAGTCCATCGGCGCGACGGCGGCAGTGACGGGTGTCGCCAACAAAGTGGCGGCGGCAGTGGCTGGACTTGCGAATTCGCTGCAGGGATTCATCGTTGCAGGCACAGCGGTTGGCGGCTATGAAGTCGGCGCGCTGTTGGGTGAAGAACTGAACGAGCTGTATAGGCGCGCTACCGATGCAGGCGAGTCGTTGTCAGAGCTGGAAAACTCGCTGCGAGATTCCGGCGATGCAGCGGCGGCGGCAGCGGACAAGTGGAGCAACTACAGCAACGTCACGCTGAAAACCGCGCAGGAAGTCAGCAAGCTGAATGAAGAGCAGCGCAGCGCCTATGCACAGCAACTTGAGGGGTTGGAAAACCTACTGGTCGCCCAGGGCAAAGAGCTGGCAGCAAAGCGCGGGCTTGGCGAGGCGACCGCAGAAGAGATCGAGCAACTGGCGCAGGTCAAGGATCGGCTTGCGGATGTTCGTGAGTCGATGCTGGCGGTAAGCACGGCAGGCGCAGAGCTTGAGCAGTCGTTTCAGGGTTCCGAGCTGAGCGCGGAAGCGAAGGCTGTCGCGGATGCGATGGCGCTGTTGGAAGTCAACGCCAAGGCTGCATCTAGCGGAATCACAAAAGAAGGGTTCGCGCTGATCGCAGCGTTCGATTCGATTGCTGAGTCGGCGGAAAGTAGCGCCCGACAGGTCGGCATGGCGTTCGAGAGCGCGCTGTCGAAGGTGACGACACGCGAAGAGGTCGACGCGCTAGGGCGATCCATCGAGGCGGCCTTTGCGCGTGGGAAGTTGAGCATTGAGGACTACGCCATTGCGATGGCGTTGGTTGATACCAAGCTGAAAGACCTTGATCTTGGTAAAACGGCATTTGGCCGCGCCGCCACCGAAAGCGAGCGCGCTACACGGCAGATCATTGCGCAGTGGGAAAGCACCCGAGCAGCATTGTCGGTAAAGGCCACTGCCATGCAGGCCGCACTGGCTGCGGCGTTTGCTGCAGACCCCAACTACAACGGCCCGCTGCTGCAGCAGTATCGCGACGTCGATGCACAAATTGCGGCGCTGAACAAAAGCATCAGCGATGCCAAGAAGTCACTGGATGGGCTTGGTGATGCAGGGTCAGGCGCGGCTACCAAGCTGGAAGATGCGGGGAAGCGATCTACTGCCGCATTGAAGGATGTCGAATCCGCAGCCGATGGCGCATCCGGCGGCGTGGATGGAGTGAGCAACGCCGCCTCCGCAGGCAACGGCGTTGTCGGTGCCTACATCAACCGGCTGGTGCAGCTCAAAGAAGAGTTCAGCGCCACCAGCGCCGCCGCCGAGGAAATGTTTA